ATGCCTGTCCCATCCCTGCCCCGCCTGCTCGCCGCCCTGGCCCTCGCCGCGGCCGCCCTGCCGCCGGCCGTCGCCGCCGACGACGAAGTCACCATGTACAAGGACCCGAACTGCGGCTGTTGCGGCAAGTGGGCCGAGCACATGCGCACCCACGGCTTCAAGGTCAGGGAGGTCGCCACCCGGGAGATGGGCGCGGTCAAGCGCCAGTCCGGCGTGCCTCAGGCGCTGGGCTCCTGCCACACCGCCCTGGTGGGCGGCTATGTCGTCGAAGGCCACGTGCCAGCCGCGGACGTGAAGCGCCTGCTCGCAGACAAGCCCGCCGTGACGGGGCTTTCCGCTCCCGGCATGCCCCAGGGGTCGCCCGGCATGGAAGGCCCCTTCCCGGCCGACCGCTACGACGTGGTGAGCTTCGACCGCCAGGGCCGGACCGCGGTGTTCGCCAGCCACTGAAAGGCCGGCCGGCACCGGAAAACGAAACGGGCACCCGAAGGTGCCCGTTTCGTTGTGTATGGCGCGCCCGGAAGGATTCGAACCTCCTACCCCCTGGTTCGTAGCCAGACGCACCAGGGGGCGCTTTCTTGTTTTGGCCCAAGTGCTTGCGAAGCGCCAACTGCGCTATTCATCCCCCAGCGCGTACGCTGTAACGGCTTGATTTGGCGGGCGGGCACAGGCGCGAATAGCACGTCATTTCAACGCGTCGTAGGCCCGCTCGCAGGCCCGGCCGGCTGCTTCGGCTGCATCAGCATGTCGAGCAATTCCGTCCGCAGCCGCATCAAGCCTGCGCTGCACGTCGGCGAGCAGATCGGCGGCGGAGCTGGCTGCCGGGCCTCCCGCGGTAGCGCCGGGATCGCTGCCGGCTCCACGACAACCGGCGGTGATGGCGGCGAGACGCTGGCGCAGCCGCTCGCCAGCAGCAGCAGCGGCAACAGCATCAGCGCGCGCCGCATCGAGTTCAGTGCGGGTTCCATCAACGATCTCCTGCAATGCGGTGTAGCGGCGCCGCTCCTCGGCGCGAGCATCCTCTGTGGCCTGGCGGGCGGCATCGCCCAGGGCGGCCAGCTCCTGCGCATGCCGGCGCAACGTGTCGGCGTGATCGCGCTGCTCACCGGCGAGGCGCAGGGTCTGCACGCCAGCCGCGGAGGCCACAACCGCGAGTGCCAGCAGGGCCGCGAGCAGCGCATTGGTCTTCAGCCAGGCGATCATGCGTCTTCCGCCTGATACCGCAGGTTGCCGGCGACGCGCCGCACCCATCCTTTCCCGAATGACGGCCAGGTGGAGAGCTCCGTGTAGAACTCCAGCCGCTCGGCGTTGAACCGGGCAAGCACGTCGGGGACCGGCATCGCCGCGATGGCCTGCAGCGTGACCGGGCCGACCGCCCCGTCATCGGCCACCCCGACGGCGCGCTGCAGGAAGCGGATGGCCGTGCCGATGCTATGATTCACCGCAGCGTCGAACAATTGGAAGCCGATGGCAGGGTCGTACTGGTCGGCCCGCGCCCGCTGCCAGTACGCGCGCCGGTAGATTTCGCGCGCGGTGCTGCGCGGCATGTCGCGCATCTGGCCGGTGTAGCCCTGCTCGCGGGCCACGCGCTCGGTGATGCCCCAGTTCGTGGCGTCGCCCGGATCGTCCGGGTGATCCACGAATCCACCCTCATGGCCGATCAGCCGCTCGAAAGCTTCGTCGAAGTCCATCACGCATCCCCCTTCCGTCGCCGGTGCGACGCTTCCAGGTCATGCCGCGCGCAGGCCGTGAGCTTCGCGCCGAGCACCGCCGCGACGATGCACACGCCGATCCACACCACATCCGCCCAGGTCATGGCTCGCTCCTCCCGCCGACGATGCGCTGGAACAGCCGCTCCAGCCCGGACGTGCCCAGGCTTGCCAGCGCCGCGGCGATACCGATCTGCCCCACGGGCGAGAGACTGGGCACGAACACCAGCACTGAGCCCGCGGCCGTGGCGATGCCCGCGGTCGAGATGCAGCGGCCGACGATGATCCGCGCCGTGATGCGCTCCTGGCTCGCCAGCAGTTGCCCCAGCCCGATGAACGCCCCGACGGCGGCGAACATGGCAGCCGTCTCGATGTCGCGGAAGGCGCGGGAGAGCCAGTCGCTCATGCGACCTCCACCCAGCTCACCGTCGCCTCGTCCCACCGCCACCGGCCCTCATCCGGGCGCTGCACCGGCGGCTGCCAGTCGTGGTTCTCGTCCAGCACCCAGGACGGGAACGGCGGCGGCGCAACGAACACGTCGGCATCAGGATCGTAGGCAAAGCCCGCGCCGGGAAACTGCTTGCGGATGCTGGCGTTGTAGCTGCACTGGACCCATGTACCGCCGAGGCCCAGGTCGTCGGCCAGGAACTCAGCGCCGCGGTGCTCCTGTTCGTCGGGCACCACGAGGACCTGCAGTACGGTGTTGCTCTCGTCGATTTGTGCGAAGTGCGCCATAGCTCACTCTTCCGCTTGGTTCTCAGCCTCTTCCCGTGCTACACGCTCGGGGTCGTAGTTGGGGCTGTCCGGGTTGGCGTAGTGGTTGGCGTAGTCCTCTCGTGCCCGGCGCTCAGCTTCGGCACGCTCAGCGGCATCCGTCGCTTTCTCCTCCCTGGCTTTCCTCCTCTGCCACACGAAGACGGCGACGAATGCGATTCCGATCAGCGCGAAGATGTAAATGTCGTTCATGATTCGTTCCTGATGAGTTGATCAGATTGGGTAGCGGATGACGACGATGCCGGAGCCGCCAGAGGCTGCGCCGAACTGCGTGCCGTCACCCCAGTCGGAGCCACCCGTGCCGCCCCGCCCTGTGTTTGCGGCGCCGGCTTGGGCACTCGACCCGTTTGCCTCGCCGCCGATGGCGTAGGTCACGCTGGAGCCGGTGTAAGTGTTTGCCAGCCCTGAACCCGCAGGGCCTCCATCAGACCCTGCCGACCCCCTCCCACCACCACCACCCGCGGTGTTCCCGCCGGCATTACCCTGCCCGGATGTGCCTGCGCCGCCAGATGAGCCGTTACCGTAGTAGAAGTCGCCACCGCCACCGCCGCCGGAGCCGCCGGACAGGCCGGATAGGGTTTGTGAGTTGCTCGCGCCGCCGCCTCCGCCGCCGCCAACGACAGTAGTGGCGCCAGTCATGCTGGTGTTACTGCCTGATGTGCCACGGGCACGAAGAGCACCTGCTGCACCACCCGCCCCAATCGTGATCGTGTAGCTGCCCGCGGCCAGGACGACGCCCGCCGATACGATCATGCCCCCCGCACCGCCGCCGCCGCCAAACGTGTCTGACATAGAATTGTCGGCGCCGCCGCCGCCGCCGCCGCCGGCCACCATCATGCGATCCACCGTCTTGCTGCCGCCACTTACGGTCAGCGTCCCGGACGAGTTGAAGGTGTGGATGCGGTATCCGCCGGACTCCGTGACGGTGCCGCCGGTGACAGTGGCGCCCCCGCCGCCGGCACCACCGGCCGCACAGGTGCCCATCATCAGACACAGGGCGCCGCTCATTGCAGATGCCCCGACACGATGTATTGGGTGGTGGTGATCGCCCACACGGAGACCATGCCGTAAGGCGCCAGGGTCAGGTTGCCGGTCGTCGTTGTGCCCGCCTTGCGCAGCGTCAGGCCGCTGCCCTGCGTGATGGTTTTCGCGGTCGAAGAGTTGTTGTAGAAGTTGCGCACGGTGCCGGCTGTCAGCCCGGTGTTGAGGGTGAAGTTGGCCGTGATCCCCGTCACCTCGCCATCCACGCCGCCGGCCGTGGTGTTGTACGGCACGTCGCGCATGGCGTTGACTGCCGATGCGGTCGCCGCCAGCGACGTACTGGTGGAGTTCGTCGCCGTCGTGAGTTGCAGGACGCCTGCGGCGGAAGTGGAGCCGGCGGGCAAATCGCTGGCGACCAGAGCGCGGAAGGTCGGAGCGCCTGCTGCACCGTTCGGCGCGGCCAGCACGTACTTCGCGGTCTGGTTCGCACTGAAGATTTCCGCGAGGGACCACGACGCCGCGGCGGAGCCATCCACCGACTTGGCCGTGCCCCCGACGGTGAGATTGCGGGCGGTGCCCCACTTGGCCGTCGTGATGGCCTCGCTGCCGTCGAAGTCGGTGCCGTTGATCTGCCGCGCCGTCGCAAGCGCGGTCGCGGTGGCCGCGTTGCCCGTGGTGCTCTGGTTCAGCGTGGGAATGTCCCCGGCGGCCAGCACCACGGCGCCGGTCTTTCCGGCGACGCTGGTCACCGCATTGACTTCAGCACCGGCCTCGATCCCGTCGAGCTTGGTCTTCGCCGACGACGCGTTCCACCACGCGGAGATGGCCTGGAACACGCGCAGCGCCGACCAGGCCCGGCGAGTCGTCGCGCTGCCGGCTTCCGCCTCGGCCTGGCTCACCGTGTCGGCGGTCCATTCGCGGGCGTTGGTCACGCTCGGGTCGTCCGCGTCGAGCTTACTTGCGACGTCGGCCGCCAGGTCGTCCAGCGCGGACTGCACCGCGGTGCTGATCGGCTTGTCCGCGTCCGAGGTGTTATCCACGTCGCCAAGGCCGATGTTCGTCCGCGCGGCGGCAAGGTCCGTCAAGCCGGACAGGTTCTCATTGGTCTGCATGAACCCGGAGAAGTCCTCGCCGACCAGCGCATCCAGATCATCCTGGATGCCGGCGAGCGCTGCGACGGCTGCTGCCGCGTCGTCTGCGGCAGCCGCCGCGCTGGACGCCGCGCTGGACGCTGCGTCACTCGCGGCCGATGCAGCGGCCTCTGCGGCAGCCGACTGTCCGATAGCCGTAGTCGCGATGGCGTACGCTTCGTCCGTGTCTGCAGCGGCTGAGTTCGCCGTACTCACAGCGGAGGCCGCGTCGCTCGCGGCAGTGGCCGCCGCAGAGCTCGCAGCATTCGCTGTGCTCACCGCGGAGGCTGCATCGCTTGCCGCACTGCTGGCGGCGGCGCTCGCCGCGTTGGCTGTGCTCACCGCCGCAGCCGCATCGCTCGCGGCACTGTTCGCAACGCTCACCGCGGAGGCTGCATCGCTCGCTGCCGCCGCGCTGGACGCCGCGCTGGACGCCGCGCTGGACGCCGCGGCGTCGGCCGTCGCCACTGCGTTCCCGGCCGCGGTGCTTGCAGCGTTCGCAGTGGCGACTGCGGCGGCGGCATCCCCAGCAGCGCTGGCGGCCGTGGCCGACGCAGCGTTCGCAGTGGAGAGCGCGGCCGCGGAGTTCGCTTCCGCCGTCGCCGTCGCTTCGAGAACTTCGTCCAGGTACTCTTCGCCGCTCTTCAGCTCCGAAATCGCCGACTTGAGCGAGCGATCAACTTCCTCCGCGACCTGCTGCATCTGGATGACGTGCCGGTCCAGCGCATCCTCGATCACGTGCGGGTAGAACCCGCCCGCGTTCGTGATGTCCGTCGGCTGCAGGAGCGGTACTTTGCTGGTGAGCGTGACCTTGTAGCCTGCGGCGTAGGCCGTCAGCGTTGTGACCGTGCCGCCCGGGCTGGCGTTCTGGTCGGCGTTGAGCGCGACCGTGAATTCACTGGTCAGCGTGAGGTCGGTTTCGGCGCCGTCCGGGTCGGTCAGCACTACGCGCACGTCGCTGACGCTGAAGACTTTGAACTCGAACGGGAAGGCAACCGTCACGCCGTTGCAGTCGTAAGGGCCGGCCTTGCGGGTAGTAGAGCTGACGGTCATGCGGGAGCCTCCGAGGATGGCGCAAGGCTATCCCCGGAGGCGGAAACCACGCGCACCCCGTCAGCGGGGCGGGCCGACTACGACTGAGAGCGGGTTCGCCGTGCGCCCTTCGAGCATCGCCGCGGCGCCCTCGACGGTGCGATTCACTTGGCCCGCCGGGTAGTGGAAGAGAATCCCCGCCGTGTTGTTGGCGGCCTTGAAGAGCGCCATGTCCAGTTCGCCCTGGTCGATCTGCTGGCTGAGTTTCTGCATTTCGCCGAAGAACCGCGCGCCGGCCGGGCCACTGTAGCCGAAGGGCTTGCCCACGCCGGCCAGGGCCTGCGCCGCACCGGTGAGTTCCCGCACGCCCACGAAGAGCCCCATCAGGAAGCTGATCTGCTCGGCCGCCATGTTCTGCACCAGCTCGTCTTCGTCGTCCTCGCCCTTGAGCGCGTCGCGCAGCAGCGAGCCCAGCACCGCCGGCACGGTGAAGAGCAGCAGGTAATCGCCGGCCAGGCGCATCACGTCGTGCGGCCGGCGGAAATTGGTAGCGCGCGTGCGCTCGGCGGCGAGGTTCAGTGTGACCGAGAAGTAGCTGTAAAAGTTGGTGAAGAGCTTCCACGCCGCGCTGCCACGCTGGACCTGCGCCAGATCCTTGATCTGCCCGCCGCCCTGAGCGTCGATGACCGCCTGGTCCGCCATCGCCACGGCGCGCACCTCGTCCGCCGTGCCGCCCTCGCGCAGGTTGGCGGGGTCGGCCATCGCCTTCTCGTAGGCGCCGTACCAGGTCGGGTAATCCACCGCAGCCTGCAGTTTCTGGATCAGGATGAAGTAGCTAGCCTCCAGCGCCAGGCGGATGTCGCCCTTGTCGCCTTCGAGGCGGTTCTGCACGTCGTTGATCTCGCGGTTCATCGTCCGCGCCCGGTTGCGCAGGAACTCGCTCTTGGCTTGCGCCTCTTCGGCCTTTTCCAGCATGCGCGATGGCGAACCGTAGAACTCGCGCATGCCGCGCGCCACCCATGCCGGACCGATCCGCACCATGGAGTTGGTGAAGCCCAGCGGCTGCAGCAGCGCGGTAGTGAGGTTCCAGCCCAGGCCCGTGATGGTCGCGCCGGTGCGCAGATGGTTCAGCGCGCGTTCCACCATATGCTGGGCCGGCGCGTCGCCGCGGGCAATGTCCTCGATGGCCTTCTTGATGGCCGTGACCTTCTCCGCGCCGAAGCCCTGCCGCATTGACGCATCCAGCCTGCGCAGTAGCTTGTTGGCGTCGATCAGCCATTCGTGCCATGCCAGATCGTGGATGACCTCGTTCGCGCCCTGGTAGATGCCATCGAAGGACAAGAGCAGCGGCCGGCCCACGACGCGCTCCGAACGGCTCTTGGTGAAACTGCGCCGCGTGGTGGCCGCGGTGTAGGCCGCGCGCATCATCTGCTTGGCGCTCTCCGCATCGGCGTGCGCGGCAGCCTCGCCGGACTGGGCCGGGTCGTACTTCACCGGGTAGTACCCGCCACGCAGCGCGATAGGCGCCCCGTTGGCCGGCGTGACGGTGAAGGGCTCGGCTTCGATCCATTCCGGCTCTTTGCCGGCGACGCGCCGCTCCTTCGCCGCGATCTGCGGCCGGTAGCCTTCGAAGAAGTCCCACACGCCCTGCACGAACTGCCACTCGGCCGGCGTGAGCGTCTGCAGCACCGGCATGACCTGCGCCCGAGTCCAGCCGCGGCCATCCAACAGCCGCTGCCGGTTGCCGGCGTTGCCCCAGTTGAGCGCCAGCGCAATGCGCTCGCCACGGTTGAGCGCACGTCCCAGGCTCGGGAAGTGCCGCCCCGTGCCGCCCATCCGCTCGCCGTCGGCCAGCAACGGCTTGGCGAGGTCGTGCAGCCGCTGCGCGGCTTCGGCGCGCATCGTCGCCTCGCGCTCGCCGGCCTCGTTCATCGGCCGCACCAGGTATTCCCACAGTGCGCCGCCGTCCTGCATGCCGTCCATCTCGCGCACGAGACTCGCGAGCTTGCGGTGCGCCGCCATGAAGCCGCGCGCCATGTGCTCGGCCCGGCTGCCCAGGGTGTTGCGCCGCTCGTTGCCCACCACCCGGCCGCCGGCCGCCGCGGTGATCGAATCCCGCACTTCGGCCACGATGGCGTCCAGTGCGCGCTTGTCGCGGGCGGTGAGCAGCTTGTGCTTCAGGCGCCCCAGGTGCTCAATCTGCTTCACGGAATCGACCAGCCCGCGGAACTGCTCCACGGTCAGGTTCTTGTAGTGCTCGCGCGCGGCCTCCACCTGAATCCAGTCAGGGATGTCCGGCTCGATGCCGGCCTCTTCCTGCGCGGCGATCCACTTGGCGAGCGAGGTGCGCTTGTCGATGGCCTTGAGCGACTGCCCGGCGCGCAGGTCGAAGCGCTCCAGCATCGAGTCGATCTGCTCCAGGTAGTCGGGATCAACCGACTTGCGCGTGCCCTCGCTGTTGAATTTGGCGAGGTACTGCAGGCCGGACTCCACCTCCCCCAGCGCCTGATGCGCAGCCCGTGTGGCCTGCAGCCCGATCAACTGGTTACGCTTCTCCACCGCGGCCAGTTCGCGGTTGCCCGCCCGCAGGGCCGCTTCGGCCGCCGTGCTCGCCCGCGCCGCCGCACGGCTGTACTGGGTCGGCTTCACGTGCCGGACCTTGAGCCGCGCAACCATCTGCCGGGCGTACTCGCGCGCGGCCTGCGTCATCACCGCCCGCTGCCCGGTCGCCCTCGCCAGTGCGGAGAGTTCGGTCGCCACCATGCGGGCGCGCACGTCGTTATGCACGGCGCGGTCGGCGGCGCGCTCCAGCGCCTCGGGCGTGGCGAGGTCGCCGTGGCGCTCCAGCATGCGCAGATCGGTCAGCGCTTCGATCTCGACCTCGGGGGGGTGGGCCGCCACAAGCGCCTGCACCAGCGCGTCGCCAGAATCGAAGCCGGTCAGCTCGGCCACGATGTCGGGGTGCAGCCCGTCGCGGGCCGTCATGCGCCGCGCGCGCAGCACTTCAAGCTGCTCGGGCGACGCGCTGGTATTGGCCAGCGCCGCCCGGTCCAGTCGGCCGGCGAGCAGTGCCGCCGGGTTCGCCACTTGGTCACCGGGCCGCTGGCGAAGCTGCGCGAGGTAGTCGTAGTCCGCGTTGGTGGAATACACCGGCGCGCCGCCCAGCTCCTCGAAGAACAGGTCTTCGAACTCGCGCGGATCGAAGTCCGCGCCGGCCCGTTCCGGCGTGAGGTAGCCGTACTGCACCAGCAGGCCACGCATCTCATCGATGCCGCGCCCGCCGTTCCTGCGCAGGACGTGCTTGCCGAAGAGCGGCGGGGCGGCCTTCTCCTTGGCGTCCAGGCCCCATTCGCTTTCGAGCTGCGCGCGGTCCAGGCCGCCCAGCTTGGCGATAGCGGTGAAGAGCGAATCGACGGTCGGATCAACCGTATCCGGGTCGCTCTTCCTGCGCTCGACGACGGGCAGCGTGTCGGTCGCCTCGACCTGGCGAGTCAGGAACTGCCACGCCTGATAGACGGGCTGGCTCATCACCTCGCGCCGGGTTTCGATCTCCATCTCGTCGCGCAGCACCTTGGCCTCTTTCTGCAGCCTGCGCAGTGCCCGACTGCGCGCGCCGGCTAGCCACTGCATGTCGCGCACACCACGGGCGGACAGGTCGGACTGCGCCACGTCGGTGGCCTGCTGCCCGAGGGCCTGGTAGTCAGCGAAGGCCTCCGCGTCCATCCCGGCGGATTCCGCAGCATCGAAGAGCGGGCGCAGGCTGCCGGCCTGCTCGGCAGTGCGGATCGCGTCGTCCGTGGCGAGCATGCGGTCGAACACCTGGCGCACCTCGGGCGACAGTTTGCCGGCCGCCGAGTTGCGCGCGAGGAAGTCCTTGAGCGAGCGATACACGCTGAGCATCCACGCGCGGAAGCGGCTGAAGAGCGGCTGCAGTTCGATGCTGGGCGCCTGCCCTTCCAGCAGGTAGCGCTCGAAGGACTCGGCGAACTTCTCATGGTAGGCGCGCTTCTCATCGAAAGGCAGGGCGTGCCAAGTGTCCAGGTCTGGCAGGCCGAACCACTGCATCAGCACGCCCACATCGTTGATGATGGCGCGCTCGCCGTCGGTCATCTGCGCCGTGTCGTAGCTGCGCGCGGTGGCCGCTACGTCGGCCATCACCTCCAGGAAGAAGTGCCCCGACTCGTGCAGGAAGGTTGAGAGGTCGGCGCCCTTGAGCAGCGCCATCGTGAGCGTCTCGGGGTTGAGACCGCCGCGCGCCGCGCCTGCGCCCTGGAAGAACACCGCCGCGCCGTTGAAGGCGTGCCCCAGGTCGTAGGTACCGCCCATGGCGCCGGTTGCACGGGACCAGTGCAGCCCGACCATATCCTCGCCGCGCCATTCGCGCACGCGGGCATGCACGTCGGCCAGCAGCGGCATCAACTGGGAAACGGGGAGCGGCTTGTCGGGGTTCGCAGGGTCGCGCAGTACGGTCCAGCCATGCACCTGCACGCCATCGGCCGCGGATGCGGTATCCGCCCAGCCGCGCTGCTGGAATTCGCGGAACGTCTCGCTGTCTTCCGGAGGGCCATTGACCGTCAACTCCCCGTCGGCCGATACGAGGAATGTCAGCGCGGGGTCGTTCGTCAGGCCGGCGTCGATCTGTTCGCGGCCATATACCCGCACCTTGATCCCGCCCGGACGAAATTCGCCCGGCGGGATGATGTCCGCTTCTACGCGGTATCCTTCAAACGGCCCCAGGGCGCTGTCAGCAACTTCTCGTGCTGTTTCCGCTTCGCCTCGGAGTTCATCGGCCGCTGCTTCGGACGCGCGGCGTATTCGGCGCAGAACTCCGGATTTCCGGCTGTAGGTCGTTTCTCCCGCAGGGCGAGAGGATAGGAAAACACTCTCGGCATGATCTGCCTCTTCTTCGGTCATCGGCCGGATGCCCGGCGCGGTGATTTCAATGCTATCCGCTTCGAGGTCTCTGAACAAGGCCAGCAGCTCTTCCGTCGTGCGGGGTGCGTTGTCGTCCGACTGTTCGAACTGCTGCCCGCCCGCGACGCTCTCGGCCACCACACGCAGGCGGTACTTCTCGAAGAGTTGCTGCGGTGCGAGTCCCGTGCGGCTGGACAGCGCGCCGAAGAACTCGCCCACCAGGGTGGCGTAGGCGGTATTCACGTCGGGCCGGAAGCGGTTGGCGGCGTTGAGTTCGGTCAGCACGGCGTCGCGCACGTCGTCGATGGCCATGCGCTCCTCGACCTGCGCCTCCACCTGGGTAAGCGCGTCGCCCACGTCGCGGCCCAGTTCCTCCACCTGGCGCTGCAGGTACTCGCCGGCTTCCGCCCGGCTCATGGGGTTGGTGTCGGTCTTGAGGTGGTCAAGCAGTGCCGCATCCAGCCCGGCCGGCGCGATCTTCGCTGCGAACTCCGATACCGGGATGCGCACGTCGCCGCCGGTCTGCACGGCTTCCTGTAGCTGCGCTGCCACCGACGGCGAGATGCGAGCCAGGTCCTCGGCGATGCCGGACTGCATCAGCACTTGGCCGCTCACCAGCACATCCTGCACCGGGCCGTCTTCCAGCGCCGCGTCCAGGAACTGCTGGAACGTGTCCGGGCTGTGCTGCGTCATCGACATCGCCCGCGCGAGGTCGCCTAGTTGCGCGAGTTGCTGGGCCGTGCCTTCTGCCTGCTGGGCCTGCTGCTCGCGCCGCGCGCCGCGTGTGCGCACGTGCAAGGCCGCCTCGACGAAGCTTCGCGCCAGCGCACCTACCGTGGCGCCGACAGCACCCTCGTAGCCGGTTTCCTGCCAGTCGTAGGTGTGCTCCGGATTGGTGAGCCCGATGCGCAGGGTGTCGTGCAGGATGTTCTCGGCCATCTCCTGCGCGCCCTCGGACACCCCCGCGATGCCGATACGCGCCAGCGCGGCGGCCATCTTGTTCTTCACCGGCACGGCCAGCGGCCCCATGATCCGATCCAGCGCCCATCGCTCGGTGATCCCGGTCACGGCAGCGCCCCCCAGGATGGCGAGGTCTTTCAGGCCCTGGCCTGCCTGGTCACCGGCGACGCGCTCAGCCATCACGTCCGCGCCTTGGGCGTAGAGCCCCGCACCGCGGTCGAAGGGAAGCATGGCGATCTGCGCGCCCACCTGCCCGAGGCCGGCCATCACGTCGTCGAAGAAGGTGCGCTGCGCGGCCGGCAGCATCAGTTCGTTGCGCGCGTAGTCCTTGAGGCCGCTGCCCGCTTGCCGCCAGCCTTCGCCCATCAGCGGCCCGACCAGCGATTCGGCCGTGGGCGCGCCGCCAGCCCGAGGCGTCGGCAGCACCATGGCCGCCAGTCCGCCGAGGGTGTTGCGCTGGGCTACGTCGAGCAGATGTCCGGTGCCGGAGATCGTGCGTCCGGGCGCCTCCAGTGCGCCGCCAGCGAGCTGGCGCGCGATGCGTTCGGCGATGCCCAGTTGCTCCACGTCCTGGTGCGCCAGCGCAGCGAATTGCGGGTCGAACAACTGCCGGGCGAGGATGGGCGAGCTGGCCGCCAGTCGCTGCACTTCGCGCACGCGGTCGCGCCGCTCGATGTCTTCGAAGTTGCGCTCCACCAGATCGGCCGGCAGGCCGGTACGCTCGGCGAGCTGCTGCACGGTGGCGGCGCGCTGGGGGGCGATCTTGAGCGCCCGGTCCAGCGTGCTCTGCACCGCGCGCTGCGCGTCGTCTCGCTCGCGGTCGAGAATCTGGTCGTAGATGTCGAGGGTCGGCGGGGCGGCCGGCTCCGTGGCGTCGGCCTGCTGGTCGAGTAGCGTGTCATAGATGTCGGGCATGGTCGGTTCCGGGTTACTGCGGCCGGCCAGCGGCCACCCACAATTCGGCGATGCGCTGCTCAGTCACGGGCAAGTCGCGTGATTGCAGCTTGCCAGCGATGGTCAAGCGCTGGCCGGCCGGGATGGCCGACAGGGGCACCTCCTCGCCGCCGACGCGCACGTACGCCCGGCCCTGCTGTTCGGGCGCCATCAGGGCGATGGGCCGCTGCCGGTCGGTCAGCAGGAAGCGAGGCACGAAGGCCTGATCCGCAAGCGTGTTGTCGATGATCCGCTGCAACTCTTCGCTATTCGCCTTGCGCTTTCCGGCGAGGTCGGTGCGCTCGAACTCGCGCACGCGCTCGTCGATGACCTGTTCGAACTGCGCGAAGGCCAGCTTCTCGCCGTCATTTGGTTTCCCGTCCGCAGGCAGGATGCCGGCGCCCTCGGCAGCACGCTTCACCCGGTTCGCCGTGGTGATGACCTCCAGGTGCTTGTCGCCGGCCGCGCCCTGGGCATCGGCGAGCAGGGCGTACCCCTTCTCCAGGTGCTGGTCGTCCAGCACCGGGCGGAACTGCTGGAAGAACTGCAGGGGCGTCATCTTCGCCAACTCGCTGCGCGGCAGGGAGAGGATCGTCGCCCAGGCCTCCGGCCGATGCACCGCACCGCCATTCTTCGCCATTTTCTCGGCGAAGACCATCACGCTGCCCAGCTTGTCGCCAGGGATCATCCGCCGCACGGAAGGCGGCAGTGCGTCCAGCCGGCCGCCGTTCTCGTAGAGGCCGCGGTAGGCTGCATCCAGGGCATCGTCTTCGGTCTGCCGCTTCGCGGCCTCGATGTCCTTGTACCGGGACTCCAGCGCAGTTTCCGCCTGCTTCATCCGGCTGGGGTTGTTCGCGAGGTCTGGCCGTTCGCGCAGTTCGGCCTTCAGATCAGCCAGCGTGGCGCGCACCGCACCGCCACCGGCGCCGAACTCGCGTGCGCCCCGCTCTACGTAGCGCTGCGTCTCGGCCGGCGCGTGGTCCAGCCAGCCTTCGCCGTGCTCATTGATGGCGTCGTCCAGCTTCCCGGGCCCCCAGTTGTAGGCCGCCAGCGCCTTCGGCACGTCGCCGCCGTAGTGCTTGAGCAGCGCGCCCAGGTAGTCGCGCCCGACGCGGGCGCGCTCTTCAGGGCTGTCATCGGCCGCCGGCCGCACGCCGAAGCCCGGATCGCGGTTCGTCGTGTCCAGGACCTGCATCTCGCCCTTGGCGCCCTTGGATGATTCCAGCAGCGCACCGTCTTCGCCGTAGCGCCGGCCGCCGGATTCGATGCCCATCACGATGTTGGCGAGGCGGTCGAAGTCGCCCGGCACGATTCGTGGCGTGGCGCGCTCGATGACCTCCGCCGCTGCGCTGGTCGCCACGCGCAGGTCCATCTCCTTGGTGATCAACCCCTGCGCCTGCAGCAGGTCGTCCGGCTCCATGTCCTTGCCGTAGCGGCGCAGGTAGGCGTCGGCGTAGGTGATGTCGTTCTTCTCGACGGCGGTAGCGAGCGCGAGCTTGTGCGCATCCGACACCGCCTTGGCGGACTGGGCCTGTGCCCACTCGGCGGACTTTCCGAGCAACTGCGCGGACTCGTAGGTAGCGGCGCGGATGGACTGCACAGCACCATCCACCACCTTCGGGTTGCTGTAATTGAACCCGATCAGGTTCATGCGGTTGGTAATCACGCCGTCATTGACCGACAGCGAGTAGGTGCGGAACTCGTCCGACTCGTGCTTCATCGCGCTCGCGCGGAACTGCGCGAGGCGCTTCGTGCTGGCGTCCATGAAGGCGGTGCGCTGGAACTCGTTGCCCAGCGTGCCGGCGATGCGCTCGATCTCCTTCCCGTAGGTCTCGGCGTACTCCTCGGCCAACGGTTTGCCGCTCTGGCGCTCCAAAGCGGAGATGCCACGCTGGTTCGTGTAGCCCACGTCCTTGTCGTAGGCCAGCCGCATCTCGATCTCGAGTGCCTGGTTCAGCGCTGCGTTGATCCGCGTCGCATTCACCCGCTGCGCGGCTTCCAGCTCGGCGCGGGCCTGCGCGTCGCCGATCCGCTGCAGCGCCTGCCCGGTGCGTTGGGCAGCGGCGCCAGGATCGGCCACGTTTAGCGCAGGCGTGGACGGCGGGCGCGGTGCGCGGGAGATGGCCTGCTCGACGCGCGGGTCAGCCTGCACCCCACCGCCGGAGAACTGCACGCCGGGCATGGCGCCGGGCGCGGTCTGGAAGTTGTCGTAGCTTGGGACGCGTGGCACCGGTCAGGCCCTCTTCTGTTGGTAGGCGCGCCACTTCTCCGCGATGGCTGGCGCGGAGCCGGCCAGCGACATCAGCGCATCGCCCACCGGGCTGATCGCGCTCGCGGTCTGGCTGTAGTAGCCGGACATGTCGGCCTGGATCAGGTTCGGATCGACTGCGTAGGGGCTCACGTACAGGTCCGCCTTCTCGGGATCGATGTTCTCCGCGGCGGCCCGTGCAAGCATCGCCTGGTTCTCGGCATCAACGGCCTGCGAGCGGTAGCCCCAAGCGGCGCGGGCCGCGTTGGCCTGGATCGTGTTGGCGTCGATCTCGCCCATCACGTCCGTGCTGGTCAGGATGTTGAGCGACGTGGCGCTGCCAAGATCGACGCCGTTGGCGGCCAGCGCCACCCGCTGGCTGCTTTTCATCTGCGCAGTGGAGAGCCGGCTTGCTTGCTCCTGCCGCTCGCCCTGCAGCAGCGAGGACCGTGCGGCCAGCTCGGACAGGCGGGCATTCACGTCCGCGATGGTGGCCTGGTAGCCGAGGGAGAGCTTCTGCGTACGCATCTGGTACTCGGTGGCGAGTACCTGTTGGCTGCGGGTGAGCTTGGCCTGCTCGACGGCCAGTAGGTTCATCTCCATCTGGCCCTTCGCCATGGTCGCCGCGTGCTTCGCCGCGCTCTTGGCCGACTGCGCGCTGTACCACGCGCCAACGGCCTGCGTGACGGCCCCGGTCACGGACAGCGCCATGCCGCCGAAGGAGATACCGGACGATGCCGGTGCGGACGACGCGGACAGGCCCATCACGTTGCTGGTGTTCGGCCCGGCCAACAGCGTCGGCTGCGCGCCGAAGGGGCTGATAGCGGAGAAAGTTGCCATGGGTGCGCCTGCGTACTGGACGTGCCCATTCTGCGGCGCACCCAGCAAACCACGCGCACTACCGGCGCGGCGCGATGAAGTGCCGCCCGCATCGACGGCACTCGAAGACCTTCTCGCCTTCGGCGTTGATGCGCACGAACCGCCAGCGGTGGCGGGTCCAGCGGCAGATGATGGCGTTCAACCAGTTGTGCATCCCGCCATGTTACCCGCCGATGGAAACCTCCATGCTCATCGATACGATAGTCAGCGGGAGCGGATCGTGCTGGCGGATGCACAACTGCCCGCCATCGCCCCACGACGGGGTGACCATGATGGCGATCTCCTCGCTCTTGAGCGCGGGCGGCGTGCCGTAGGGCTCGGTCGTGCGCTGCTTCGTTTCCGTGAGGCTATCGAACGAGGGGCCAGCGAAGATGCCGGACGACCGATAGACGCGCAGCCAGACCTTATTCACGTTCTTCTGCCGCCCCTGTCCGAAGCCGGCCGTCTCGAAGGCAAGCGGCAGGGTCTGCGCATCGGCCTCGAATGGCAGGCCGACATGCACGATGCTCGCTTCGTGTTCCAGCACGATCTGCCCGCCCGTGACGACGCGTTGCGGATGCACAGCGCCGTCTGCCAGGATCGACACCGTGCAGCCTTCCAGGTGCGAGAGCCCGCTGATCTCGTCTGCCGGTGCGCCTTGGTAGGTCAGCCCGCAATCGACGAAGAAGGCGTTCTCCTGCTCACCGAAGAGCCGCGGCGCCATGCGCTCCACGTAGCGCACGGCCTGTCCGTTGATCACCCGACGCACCACGACATACACCGCGTCTTCGGTGCCCTCGGACACACAGCACACCGATTCGAACGTGCCATCGGTGACGTGCTGGTGCCATGCGCCGATCTGCTGCTCGGGCACGTATGTCAGGCCCAGCAGCTTGCCGGATGACGACACGAACCATCCGATGGGCGTCGGTGCTTTCTGAAAGGCGACATCGGCCAGTTCCAGCCCGTCGAATAGGTGCGGCGCACGCAGTGACAGGTCGCCTGTGATGTAGCCGCCGGCCTGCCAGTTATAGGCCAGTTCGCGGGCGTGGCCTCCGCGGGCCGCACCGTAGAGCAGGTTGGTATTCACGATGACCGGCTGCATGTTGCTCGCGCCCACGTAGGACTGAGGGCGCACCGAGACCGTGGAGGGCATGATTGCGTCCGCGCCGCCTGCGCGCCACTCGGCCGACGCGGTGAGCAGCACCAGTGCGCCAAGGGGCACGAGGTGCCGGATCGTGTTGGCTTCGCGCGCGGCCACGCGGAAGCTGATCGCATCATCGTCGCGCGACGGCATCGAGTAGGTCATGTTCGATTCCGTGCCGGAGCGCGTCATCCACAAGTTCTGCGGCGCGTTCTTCGTGCCCGCGAAGCACCTGCGCTGCTCATAGTAGGTCACCGCGCCAGGGTAGTTGCCGGCGCCGCTGAACGGGTTCGTGCCTTCAGGCGGCGTGCGCGAGATGTCCGCCGCGATGTTGTCGTCATTGAATGCGAGTCCGTCGGTCTGCCCGATGTAGCCGTACAGGCCATTGCTCTGCTTATAGACGTTGTAGCGCTTGGCGCCGGTCACCGCGCCCCAGTTGATCGTGTTGTAGGCGTCCGGCTCCAGCAGATCGCCACTGATCTCCACCGCGGACGATGCCGGCGATTCGTCGATGGCGTACTCGCCGACGGCAGTCACCTTGTAGCGGTAGGTCGTGCCGGTGCCGCCGGTGGCCGATCCGGACAGGCCGCCAGGCGCCGCGAGTGAGGACGCGAACGAGATGGCCGCGAGCTGCCAGTTCGTCGCCCCCAGCCGGCGCAGTTCTCGCGGAGCGTGGTTCGGATGCACAAGCGTAAGCACGTCGGCCGACTGCACGTAGTGGATGTCCGGCAGGTCGGCTTCCGCGTAGGGGTTCGCCACTTCGTAGGGCGCGCCGCCATTGAGCAGCGTGGCACCCTGGGTGTGGAAGCGGAAGTAGCCCGCGCCCAGCTCGATGACCATGGTCTGGTCGGTCGAGTAGGTGAAGGGGATCAGGCGCGTCTTCTTCGTCGAGTCCTTCACCGCGCGGACGAAGGCGAACCCCGGCCGGTTGGCGATGGGCCCGTGCGGCAGCACGATGAAGTTGCGGCACAGCGCCAGGCCGGTCTGGTACTTGATGTCATCGATGCGGCCGAAGAATTCCGGCGTGACTTCGCCGCCGCCAAACGACCGCTGGAAGGTTCGGATGTTTGGCATCAGCGCCCCCAGGAACCCGGTTCGATGTGGCCGCGCGCCGCCACCCAGCCGGGCGTGTGCGGTAGCGTGACCTTCTGCTGGTTGGCGTCCTCTGCCGTGGCGCGGGCGAGCACCTGCAGCGCCACGCCGTAGCACTGCTGGGACATCTTCATGCCGGCGTCGCCCTTGATGATCGGCCCGGCCAGGTAGCTCGCCAGCAGCCAGGCCAGCGCATCGACGAAGAGCGGGGAGAACTTCGTCGTGTCGGTCACCCTCGCACGGTAGCGCAGCACGGCCGCCGGCTGCTGCGTCAGGATGACGCCCGCACCGTTCGGCCCGACTTCGCGCAAGTAGTCCTGCGTATCAATGTCATCGGCCGCATCCTGCGGCAGCACCGCCAGCACCGTTACACAATCCGCCGGCGCCGCGTAGGCGTACGCCCAGGCGCCCCAGTCACCGGCGAACGCCGCCAGTTGCGCACGCTTCGCAGCGAAGTGCCATGGGTGCATTGACAGCAGCGTGTCGCGAGCGACGGGGTAGAAGCGCGCGCAGTGCTCCGCCTGCGCAGATCCTTCCGGCGGGTACAGGCTGGATACCGTGGCGTCGTCGCCCAGGTGGCCCAGCGCGAGATTTGCGATGTCGATTTCGGATGCCATCGGCACGTTCCAAGAAAAACGGGGCGCGACGTTGTAGCGCCGCGCCCCGAAGCCACTTCACGCGGCGGAGGAGATCAGACCAGGCCGGCCCCGAGGGCTTCGTTGTCGGCCTTGGTGACGTCGGAAAGGGTTTCGGGGCCGGCCGCCTTGCGGCGCGTCTTGGGCGGCGCGACGTCCGCCTTGTCGGCCGGCACGTACCATGACGCCTTGCTGCCGTCCGGAACGTCGAACCCATCGCACGGCTTGTGGAGCGATCCGCCGTGGAACCCGACTGCGGTTGCGATCACGCGCATGTCACGCTCCCGTTACGCCGCATCGGCGTAGGCCTGCCACTTCGCCACTTCCGGCGTCAGGAAGGCGTTGATCTTTCCGGCCGTCAGCGCCGCAGTGCCCACGTTGGCGATGACGCCCAGGTAGCGCTCGTAGGTGCCCAGCGGCAGCTTGACCGCAGCGGCCACGTAGCCCGCCACGAGGCTCGCCTTCGGGATGGCGCCGGTGGCGAAATGCACCGTGGCCGAACCGTCTGCGGCGATGGCGGCCTGCTCGTCGCTCACAAGCTCGAATGCGACCGTGGCCGAGCCTCCGGACGTCACGGCGGTATCGACCTGGATCACGAGATACAGGTCTTCGCCGTTGCCGATGTCGCCCGGCACCGCGCCCAGGTCGATCACGTCGCCCACCAGCGCGCGGCCAGTGCCTGCGGTGGAGAGCGCGGTCGCGTCCGCGAATTCGTTGCGTTCGTCGATAATCATGTCGGGCTCCTTACGCCACGAGGGCTTCGGTGTTGATGATGGCGTCGCAGCGGCGCACCGGGATGTCGTCGAAGGTCATGACGCGCTTGCCGGCGACCGTCTCCCACGAGAGGTTGCTTGCGACTTTCTCCAGGATGCCCAGGCGCAGCTTCTCGCGGATGGTGCGATTGACGTACCAGACCGCGCGGCCCTTGCCCAGACTCGGGATGCGCTCGGAGAGCTGGATCATCCAGGTAATCAGGCTCTTCGTGTTCGCCAGCGTGTCAAGGTCGCCCACATCGATGTTCGCGATGCGACCGAAGTACCGCCAGTCGCGGATCACCAGGCCGGCGTCCTGCCGGTAGTGCGTGCGGTAGCCTTCCATCCGGCCGCCGTTGCCATCGACGTTCTCGATGGTCACTTGGCCCTTGTCGCTCATCTGCAGACCGGCCTTGCTGCCCTTCGGGTAGATGAAGTGCCCGGTCGATTCACCCCACACCGCGAGCCAGATGGATGTGTTGTCGTCGCCTTGCCCGCCCGCGTTGATGATGTTGTCGGCGTTCTCCGCGGAGAGCGAGTTGTACCGCGGGGCCAGCCCGGTGAAGGCTTCCGGCTTCGTGCCTTCGTTGCCGTAGAAGGTCGTCGTCGCCAGTTCCTGCGAGATGCCTTCGATGTGCGCCCGGTCTTCCGAGAGGCGGAAGGCCGCCGTGTTGCCGTTCAGGTCGGCCAGCGCCTTGTCGACCTCGGCGTACGCTTCGAGCATGCCGCACGAGTCGGTGACTTGCCGGGTCGAACTCTTGGTCGGCTGGACGCCGCCGTACAGCTTGCGCCAGGTCGGTTCGGGCAATCCGGTGCGCACCGTAGTGCGGTGGCCGGTGGGCAGGTTGCCCTCCACGAAAGTGGCGTCTTCGAGGATGGCGTTTTCCTCGTTGAGGATTTCCACGATGGTGGCGATCTTGCCGTCCGGATCGGTGCGCTTCGCCACGTCCAGCAGGGTAGGATTCGCGGTTGCGAGAGTGCTCATGGCTGTTGTTCCTTCAGTTCATGTCGGGGAAAAGGGTCTTGGCCGCATCCTTCGGGCCGGTGGGCGCGCCGCCGGTGACGATGCGGTCTTCACTGATGGCCTTCCCGGTCCGGTACAGCAGCCGGATGAACTCCGGGTGATTGCCCAGGCCGGACTCGTTGAGCAGCGACTTCAGTTCGGGCGAGCCGAAGGCGTCCAGCGCCTTGCGGGCCACGGCCAGGTTCTCGTTCAGCTTCTCGCCGCCGAATTCCTGATCCGCCCGCGCGGTGTCCGCCCACTCGGTGCGCGCCTGCTGCAGGCGTTCCACCTGCTGCTGTTGCGCTGCCGCCGTACGCTTCACCGCGAGGTCTGCCAGCTTCTGCGCCTTCTCCTGACTCAGGCCCAGTTCCTTGGCCGTGGCCTTGATGTCGGCCGCGACTTCGGCATCCAGCGGCGCCGCGCCTTCCTCGAAGGTGAAGTCGGCGTACTGCTCGGGCGCGACTTCCTTCTGCTCGGGCTTGGCTTCGGGTTGCTGGACCTGCTGCTCGCCTTGGGTCTGCTGCTCACCGGCTGCCTGCTGGCCCTTTTCAGGGGCAGCGGCAGCCTCTTGCGATGCGGCGCCTTCAGTGGTCGTTGGGGCTTCCGTCATCATCGTTTCCTGATCCATGCTTCGCTTCCTCCAGCATCGTTGCGTACTGCTCCGGGGCCGACTCGTGGATCATCGCCATCAGCAGCAGGCCCACGTTGCGTTCGCCCTCACGAAAGAACGTTTCACTGTTCCCCGTGAAGCTCGACCTGAATACCCCGGTGCGCTCCAGCAGGCGCCACACGATGCGCCGGCCGCGCTTGTCATTCATCAGCCATTCGAAGTCATCGCGGTCGCGCTGGCTGCGGAACTGCGCGCGTTCTTCATCGCGCCGCTGCTTGCGCTCCTGCCCGCGCAGGTCGAATGGGTCAAATTGCGTCATGGGCGGACCTTACCGCCCACGCTCAAAACCACGCGCACCCCTCACGCCATGCCGCTGTTCGGGTACATGCGCTGCGCGGACGACTGCGCAGCCTGGTCCTGCAGCGCGAGGTCGGTGATTTGCAGGCTGACGTAGCGCTCGGGCTGGTCGTCCTTGCGCTCGTGCGAGCTGACCGAGGTCACCACGGCGCGCGCCGCGATCTCGAACTGCTTGCCGACTTCCGGCAGGTCGATGCCCAGCTTGCGCAGCGCTGCGTCGTCCAGATTGAGGCACAGGCCGTATGGGTACTCCTGCGCGCCGACTTCGTGCGCTTCGGCGAGCAGACTCGCTTCCTGCTTGTCCAGCTTCATGCTGATTAGATTGGTCATGGCGTCCTCACGTGTTGTAGCCGCTGAACATCTGTACGACGTTCGTGAGCGCGTTGTCGCCGGACATATCGGCCGCGGCGAGGTTGCGGGCGGTCTGCGCTTGCTGCGACATCTGCTCTGCCTGCTGCTGCTGCGCCGCGGCTTGGGCGCGCTGCTCTCGGATCAAGGCCACCTGGTCATCGGCCACGATCAGGCGCGGATCGACACCCAGCATGTCGGCGTAGATTTCCGCCCAAGCGTCGGCGTCGAAGCGATCCAGCACGTCCGGCTTCATCTGCGCGATTGCGCCCAGGTTGCCCACGTAGCGATCCACTGAGTTTGTGCCGACAGCGCGCTGGGCCTGCGCCAGCATCGAGACGAATTCCACGTTGATGTCCATGCCCTGCAGTTCGGGCGGAGGCGGCGGCAGCGCACCGGCGCGCACCAGGCGCGCGAAGGTCATCTCGATGAAGGGGTCCAGCAGCTCGTTGTGCAGCCGCTCCAGCACCGGCCCGAGCATCAACAGCTTCTCTTCGTGCCGCTCGGCGACCTCGGTGGCCGTCATGCGCGTGCGGTCGCTGTTGGCGAGCATCAGGAAGAGGTCCGCGTAGAAGGCGCCGTTGATGCGCTCGCGCACGTCCTGGATGTCGTAGAGCAGGTGCTGCAGGTCCAGACGCACTTCGAATGCGCTGCGGATACCGCCGGTGGGGCTCGCCAGATCAACGTAGCTCACCCCACCGGGCAGCGTGTTCACCCCCGCGTTCTTCAGCGCCGTGGGCGCCTGCAGGGGCGGCTTCGTCATGAAGTCGATGCCTTGGGCCTTGCGCAGTTGCTCGTGCTGTAGCTGCTTGATGTCGCCCAATGCTTCCATCGCAGGACTGTTGCCGTAGATGTCGCCGCCGGCTACGGACCAGCGCGGCACCAGCGCGGGGAATTGCTCGAAGCCGGATTCGGAGAGATACCGCCCATCGCGCTCGCCCGGCTCCAGATAGACCGACTTCCATGCCATGTTGAGGTTGTCGCGCTTGGCCGCGTCGCGGTCGTGTCGCGGCTCGATGGCATGCACGACCGGCAGCCAGGTGTCGAGGCTGTTCCGGTCGTACAGGTTGCGCGCGGTGAGGCTCACCTTGTCGCGGCCGAACCATTCGACCATCTGGCCGACGGTCAGCTCGAACTCGCGGTAGAGCGTGCCAATGCCGCCGCGGTGATCGGCCGCGACCGCGTACTCGCCCACGGTGAGGGTGTGGTGGTGGATCACGCTGTCGAAGTCATCGGCCACGATGGTGGCCGCGGTGCCGAATGCGCCAAGCTCTTCGTAGATCGAATGCAGCGCGCGATATGTGTTGCTCGACGCGAAAACGTCCAGCATCAGCCGCGTCACGTCGTGCAGCCACACCTTGACCGGCTCGTGCGCCATCATCTCCGGGTCGGCCGTCCCCAGGCGGAACCACGGCCGCGCCGGGCTGGTCATGCCGGCCATCATGCCGGCGGCCAGCACGCGCAGCGCCCTGGTGCCCGTGCTGTCGTAGATGTGGTTGTGGCGCTTCTCGCCGCGGTTGCGGTCGGCCACGAGGAAGCGCCCCGAGCGGGGCAGCAGGTATTCGCTGATCTCCCGCCAATGGTCCTGCCACGAGGATCGCTCTGACTTGAGCGCGCTCCAGCGGGTCAGGATGCGGCTGTGGGGTGTCTGGTCCATGTCACCGGCCAAGTAGGTTGCTCAGGATCGTGCTCAGCGCCGTGGGTGCGGCCGGCGGCGGCGATGTGAGCATCGTCGCGCCACCGAATGAATCGGGGCTGGTCGAGACCATGCCGGCCGGCTGCTCCGCGCCGCCCTGCGGCTGGCTCTGGTTCAGCTTCTTGAGGCCGCGCGCGTCTTTCTTCTGCTGCGCCTGCATCGCCGCCTGTGCCACCTTGAAGGCTTCTTGCTCGGCCGCGAACCGCTCCTGCTCGGCGGCAAATGCGGCGGACTCGCGCTCGATCTCAGCCTGCACCGCCGCATACTCGACGCGCGCAGCCTCGTACTTCTCCCACTCAGCCAGCGCCTCCCGGTACTGCCGCGCGCCGATTCCGCCAGGTCCACCAACAAAATCCCGCCTCTGCGGCTTCGGGATCGCCTCCACGTCAGCCCCCCAGTAGCGTGCTGCGGCCCAGCGTCAGCGAGGATTCATCCACGCCGGATGGGCCGGTCAGCATGGTCCCGGCCATGCCTTCGCGCTGCGCGTTGCCGGTGAGGAGATCGCCCACATCCGGCGCCTTCTGGCTCGCCTTCTTCAGTTCGCGCTCCTGCTTCGCGGCCTGGTCCTTCGCCGCCTGCTCGGCCCTTGCGGTCGCCGCCTTCTGGGACTCGAACTGCTGCTGAGCGAGGGTCTGCTGGGCCGCGAACTGTTCCTGCTGCGCGGCCATCTGCTCACGCTGCAACTGCATCTGCTGGCGCTGGGCGGCCTGTTGCGCCTTCTGCGCGCTGGCCTGGGCCTTCGCCTGCTTGTTGCTCGAATAGATAGATGCCGCGGCCCCTGCGATGGCGACGGCCGTCACTGCTCCAGACATTGCGATTCTCCGGTGGTGTTTCCGCCCTGTCGGCGCGACAGCAGCAGCTCCGCCTCGTCCGTGAATTCCGCCTCCGCGGCCTCCACGGTGCCGGCCTCGGTCGGGAAGATCATGGTCAGGTCGGTGTCCTCGTGCGCAAGAAACACCTGCTTGCGGTGCGCGCTGGCCGGGATGACGTGGTAGCCGATCAGGTCGATGACCTCGCCACCGGCGAAGACCGTCGCGCGACCGCTGAAGATCAGCAACGTGGCGCGCTTGATCAGCGCCCCGGTCAGGCACACGCCGGCCGGGATGTGAATCGTCCGGGCGTACATGCCGGCGTGGAAAAGATGCCGCGTGTCGATCTCGACCTGGGGCATTGCGCTGGTGATGCGCTCCAGCCGGCGCACCTTGGCGACGGCCTCGCCGCTCATTGGCGGCAGTTGCGGGGCGACAGCAGGCAGGCTCATTCCAGCCCCCGGAAGAACACGGCGTTGGTCTGCCGGTAGTCGCTGCGCGCAGCCATCACGCGCTCCAGCCGGCCACCAGCCGGCGCGCACACGAAGAGGCCCACGGCACTGGCCTCGCGCGCTGCGGCTTCAGCGGCGTACAGCAAGCGCGCGCCCAGCGCGCCGCGGCGCTCGGCCGGCACGACGAAGAAGGACTCCGTCGTGGCCGTGCGCACGCCGAAGTGCGGCAGTACGCTCACGATCAGCACGATGAACCCGACCATCTCGCCACCACGGAAGGCGCCGCGCACGATCAGCGCGCCGGCCGCTTCCATTGCGCGGTAGGTGTCGAACTGCACGATGTGTTCGCCCAGCTCGGGGATGGCTGATTCCTCGGCGTACTGCGCGAACAGTTCGCCCAGGTTCGGCTGCTGCTCGAACTCGGCGACGGTCAGGGGGCGGATGTCGGTGTGCTCCATGCCGCGCACCGTAGCGCGACCGGCGCAAACCACGCGCACTGCGGTAGCACGCGATAAGGCCGGCACGGCGACGGCCGGGGAGTTGATCATCTGCAGCTGGTGAAAAGTTGTTGACTGCACGATATATCGTGTGTATCATGTAGTCACGGTGGCGATGACGCTACCGCCGGCGCCTCCCGGTAGCGGGGCTTACGGGAGAAGAGAAAATGACCACCATCACCGAAAACACCTTCGCGGCCGCCTGCTTCAACCAGAACAGCGTCACCGAGCTCGAACAAGCGCTCGCCGGCAAGGCCGATGCCACCGACTGCGCCGAATGGAACCTCACGCCGGAACAGTGGCGCGCCGAAATCGAGTTGGCTCTCGCCGCCAAGCGCGAAAATGCCTAAGCAATCGGGAGTAAGAAAATGAGCCAGTCCGAAAAAATCATCACCGCTCGCGCGAAAGCCTTCAGCACCGAACCGATGCAGGAATATCGCTTCCGCGTAAGCGAGTCGGGAGAGGTCAGCGTCTATGACGGCGTTGCCGGGTACATCGAGCGCGCATACCTGACCGGCTGGGCAGCGTGCCACGAGAGCCGTGCGCGGCGAGGCGGCGAGCCGTCGAGTTGATCATCCGCAACTTATGAAAAGTCGTTGACTACACGATATATCGTGTATATCATATAGTCACGGTGGCGATGACGCTACCGCCGGCGCCTCCCGGTAGCGGGGCTTGCAGGGGAAGAAAATGAAAGCCAAGCTCATCAGGTCCATCCGGGAGATGCTTGAGTTCCGCCTGACCAAGGCCCCTGACGCCGAGACCCGCGCAAAGGGTGAAGCGATGGTGGCGGAATATCTCGCCAAGGCAGAAGCTCAGCCGGAATCGTTCTTCCATGGCGAAGACTCGCGGTCGATCGTGCTTAAGCTGAACAATCTGAAGTAAACCAGGAGTAAGAAAATGGGTAAGTTCGTCAAGTTCCTGGGCCGCTGCGCGCTGAACGGTAAGCAGATTGCGGTGTATGAAAACGGGGGCGGCTCCTTCCGGCTGTCCGCGGAAACTGTCGGCGGCAAACCGGTGTTCTACAGCTATCGGGACGAACGCGGCAGGTCACACACTGTCGTTGTCGGCGGTTCGGACGCCCGCATCGTGCAGCGCGGGCTGATCGAAATGGGTTAGCTGGAGCATTCCCAGGTCGGCGCTGTCGATGCCCGTACATGGGCAGACGGGATCGGCCGTATCCTCACTGACTCCGGTCGCACCGAAACCGTCAGGGGGTGGGGCTACATGGACGGAGATCTCCGTGTCCTCGTCGATGAGATGGGCCGCGACGCCTATTTGATCCATGCTGGGACCTGACATGATCACCATCGAAAACGACGGCCCGCACCTAGTGCGGACAAACTATTGGGACAGCGCGCCCGCCCAGCGCGGGTACTGCTATCTGTCCTGGAATGCGGGCTGCGGGCGGCTTCTTCTGCCCGATGCGATGGCCGGCGATGTCCGCGAGATGCAGCCCGCGCAATACGTCATCGTCAGCCGCGGCCCCTGGGCCGGGCAGGGCGGCCGGGAGGGTATCGAGCTGCTGTTCGAGGACCGCTCCGACTCGCCGTACTGCCTGCATCTCTCTGTCGAGCAGTCCGACCGGCTGTTGCCGGACGCCGACCAGGGCGGCAATTTCTCGGTCGCGGTTTGGACCCGTGCCGGCCTGCAGATCACCCTCCCCGGGAAATACCGTCATGTAGCGGCAATCCCGTGCCTCGACCCCTGGGTAGAGCAATGACGCCCGACCGTCTCACTCCCGACGCATTCGCCGCCCTCGCCGCCCTGCATCAGACCCGCAGCCCTGCGGCCCAGGAGGCCGCCCGGCTGGTGATGGTCGAGGGACTCAGCCAAACCAAGGCCGCGGCGCGGGTGGGTGTCTCGTCGGGCTCGGTGAGCAATGCCGTGGCCACCCTGCGCTCTCGCCTGGCGCTCGCGCGACGTGCGGCCGGGGTGGAGTAGCCTCGCCCCTGCGGCGCGCTTCACGCACACGCCCTACCTCAGGGCTGCGTATGGGTCGTAGTCGTTCGAGGATTGACCCTGCGGAACGCCCGGCGGATGTCGCTTGATCACAGGGAAGGCGAAGCTGAGTACCAGCGCATCTGCCCTGTTCGGGCTTGGCACGCCGCGCGCCTTCATGTCCTTCTTCGCTTCGATCTGCACCTTGCCATCTACCCGCGGCACGACCTCCGGGGCCTGAAGTTCATCTCGAAGTTGCGGGTCTTCCGGGATGGCGCCGCCTGACTTGAGCCAGTCCCGCGCGGCCTTCCACATCTCGGCACGCTTGTTGAACGCGCCAGGATCGCCAGAGGCAGACGCGAACCACACCAGCGTCCAACTGCGGCCCATGCCCTGGCCGGCGGACACGATGCCTGTGCCGAAGCCGGCATCGACGAACACGGCATCCGCGCCTTCATCGTCTTCGAACTGGGCCAGCTTCTGCGCCACCACCAGGTCATTGTCGTTCTTCGGCATCACATGGAGGATGCGGAATGCCAGGCCCTGGCGCAGGCCGATCACAAGTTCATCGTCGCCCTCCCACGCCGGATCGCAAGTGAGGATCTTCGGTGCGAAGTCGTACTGCTCAGGCCGCAGCACGCGGCCGTAGGCGGCCGAAACGTCGGCCTCGCCGATGAACTGCCGCGCAGACATCGACGGGAACATGCCGCGCACGCGAACCTTAAAGAAGTCGCTATCCTCACCGTAGTCAGCCGCCCACTTGGCAATCTGCTCCTTGTTCGTGCCCTCGACAGTGCGGCTGTCGATCTGACGAGTCATCCAGCGGTGCTTGAAGCGACGGAAGCATTCGCGGAAGCGCCCGGCGTTGCGCGTCGGGTTGCCGAACGCCAGCCAGATAATCTCGGTATCCTCGTCGGTCAGCGCGCCCTCGGCGACCTCCCACACCTTGTCGCTGATGGCCGACGCTTCGTCGAAGATCAGGACGATACGCTTGCCCTTGTTGTGCAGGCCGGCGAATGCCTCGGTGTTGTGCTCGGACCATGGCACGAAGTCGGCGCGCCACGCCTTTGCGTGATCCTTGTCCATCGCCGCTACGCTGGTGGCCTGGACATCCAGCCAGTGCGACGTGATCGACGTCCTCTGCCACTTGCCCACCTCGGGCGCGGTCTTCGTGCGAAGCTGCGTGTCCGTGTTGGCCGTGATGACGACCTTGGCATCCTCGCACGTCGAGAGCGCCCAATTCACCACCATGCCGATGGCGGCAGACTTGCCGATGCCGTGCCCGGACGCCCTCGCGATCATCAGCGGCTGGAATCGTGTCACCGGGCTCTGCAAGTGGTCTCGAATCTCCGCCAGCATCTCCGCCTGCCACGCGCGTGGGCCTGGGTGGTCAGCAAGCTCCCCGACTCCCCAGTCATACGCCATGCCTACCCATCGCAGCGGGTCGCGCGAGCACTCCGCAGCCAGCTCGATCAGCTCTGCATCAGGGTCAGCCATTGCGGGCGCGCGCCCTCGCCAGGCGTTCAGCGAGCGGGCCGACGAGATTCACGTCCAGTCTGTCGCTGAACATCCCGAGGTGGCGCATCGCGTTCGTGATCGCCTGGCCCTTGTCTGCGATCTTGTACTCGGTCACGGTCGCGGTCGTGCCGTCTGCGCTTGCGACGGTGCGCACTTTCATCCCGGCGATTGCTGCCGCGGTGTCATCGTCCAGTTCCGTGACCTGCTTCGGCGTGCCGTCATCGTTGAGCAGCCGGCGCGGATCGAAGAAGGCCAGCCGGGCGAGTTCGAGCAGCACGCGATCCTGCGTGACCTCGGTGCGCCGCTCGCGGGCCGTCATGCGCTCGGCAACCGCTGACGCAACCCAAGTTTTCCCAAGAAGTTGCGCGCCAATCCGATCTGCCGTTTTCGCGCTGTAGCCGGCACGGATGGCCGCCTGCGTCGCGTTCAGGTCGATCAGGTACTCGCCCACGAACTTGGCTTGCTTCGGAGTCAGTCCTCTCATGGATTCACCAAATCAACATCAATCATGCGCACCGCTCGACACGTCGCGATCAGACCGCGCACCGTTACTGCCGTTCGTGGTGCGCATGGTTTTCCCGCGTGCGCATGGTTCGGCATTGCTCAACCGCACGACGCGCTCCAGCCACGCCGCGCCGCCCATTCGATGAATCTTTGCGCGGGCGGGCAGGGACAGCATGAATGTCGCACGGACTTTCTCTACCACGCGCACAGGCTCAGCATGGCCTTGTGGCGTCACGCCACCGCGGCGGCGGCCGGACAGGATATCCCGCACGCAGGACTTGCTCACCCCGTACCGCTCGGCGAGCTTCGCGTAGCTCATCTTCGGCGCCTCTTCCGGGCCGCGGTCCTTGATGAGTTGATCCACCTCGGCATCGGTCAGCACGTGCCGCGGGTGTGCTTCGCCGACGCGATAGCCCCGCCTCATACCACATGCCTCCACGTCTCGCCCTGCCGGGCCCGCTCGATGGCCGACTTGCTCACACCCAACCGCCGCGCCCATTCGTGAGCCGGAATGACCCATGTCGTCTCCCGCAACTTGCGCACGATCTCCGCATTGAGCTTCGACTGCGGCAAGTCCTCGCCGCGCTTCGTGAATTCATGGACGCGCGAAAGATACTCGCGCCAGTCGATGCCGTGTTTGCTGCCTCGCCTCATGCTGCCTCCGTTACTCAAAGCACACCCCCATCTCCTGCGACGCATCGGCCTGCACGCGGTCCAGGTACTCGCTGAACTCGCCCACCGTCATCTGCGTCGTGCTCTTCCTGCGCGTGACGATCTCGCCGGACGGCAGCACGATCTCCTCCATCACGCCGAACAGGCGCGCGTAGTGCTCGTGCCACACGTCCTTGTCGAAACGCCGGCCATTCACCCAGGCCTGCTCTGCGATGGTCGTGAGTACCGGGCCCCAGTAGAAGCGGTTCTGCTCCGCATTCCGTTTGCGCTCTTCCTCGGTCACGATCACGCCCAGCCCACCGCGCTGGATCGGCTCGGCGATCACCGCGGACAGCCTCACGACCTGCTTGTCGTCCAGGTAGGCGACACCGTTCAATGCGTCCAGGGCGACCTTGATGCAGTTGTCCAAGTCAAGGCGCGACCGGCTGGCCGTGCCGTCCTTGTTCTCCCGCGGGTGCAGCGCCAGATGCACACTGACAGGGCCTGCGAGCGGGCGGCGACGCGAGAGCGCGAACAGGAACCCGGCGTCCTTGCGGTACTGGACCGCCTCGGCGCTGCGCACGACGCGGCCGCCGAACACGCGCCAGTACCGGTTCGCGCTGATGGGGTACGGAAGAATGATCATGCGGCTTTCCTCCTCTTCGCTTCATTCTCAGCGCGCACCGCGGCGCGGATGCGCTCCGCACGTTCGGTGTCGCGCTCCCGCTGCAGGGCCTGCTGCCGGTAGTCGGCCATCGCGCACCGCATCCATTCGGCGTCCCCGGCGTGCTCCCGCACGGCCTCGCTCGCCTGCGCGTAGCTCGACTCGAACTCCGCAGCGCTGATCTCCCCGCACTCGCGCCGCCAGCGCCAGACGGACTTGAAGTCGGCGCGGAACTGCTCCATGCCAGCGGCACGTTCTGCGATGTCGGCCCGAGCGGCGCACGCGGCCAGTTGATCGGTCAGGCTCATGGCTGGAACCTCGGCTGCAGCATGTTCATCGGTGCGCGGCTTGAGGTCTCGACGAACTGCATGCTCGCCGGGTCGAACCAGAAGCCGACGCGGCCCTCCCAGTCGCCATTGCGCTGCTTGTCGCAGATCAGCACGGCGTCCGGGTCCAGCTCGGAGAAGTCGCCGCCCTTTCGGATGGCGTCCTCTTTGGCCTTGTTTCGCCACCATGTGAGGACGTTATCCACCTGGTCCGTGATCGCACCGGAACCCTTCACGTCCATCTTCCCTGGCGGGCTGTTCTCGTCCTTCCCCTTCCGGCTGTGGGCGACAAGATGCACATGCAGGCCGGTGTCCCTGGCGACGGTGCAGATGCGATCCACGAAGATCTTCTGCGCGGTGTAGTCGTCCTCACCCAAGCCGCACTTCGTGAGCGAATCAAGCACGAAGTGCGCGCACTGCTTCACCGTCGCGGCGTAGCGCATCACGCCGATCATCTTGTCCGCGGAGACGGTGCCCTGCTGGTCGTACATCCAGATGCGCCGATCCGTGAGCTGGTGGAACATGCGGATGCTGTCCGGGTCCGGCTTGCTCGTCCCGAAGGCCTGCCGGCACATTCGCGCCAACGTGACGACCGGCTTCATCTCCAGAGAGGCAACGCAGCACGTCGAGGCCTGCGCGACCAGCCCGACGGCGAACTGCCCCAGGGCGAGGCTCTTGCCGTGGCCGTTGTACCCGGCCCACAGCGTGACTTCTCCCGGCCGGAACAGCAGCTTGCCGTCAGTGCGATCCCACGGCAACGCCTCGCCGCGCGGCTTCGAGTCATCCCAGAAGTAGCCCACCACATCATCGGCATACTCGCCGGACGAGATGACTCGCTGGTCGTGCTCGGTCAAGTCCGCGTAGGCCGAGAAGTCGATGTCGTCGGGGATAAAGCTCGCCATCAGACCCTCCTCCAACCCGCGCCGCGCACCCACATGAACCCCGGCCCGTCCTGCAGCTCGGAGATGATCGACACCATCACCGAGTTGGCCAGCGCGCAGAGCTTTTCCGCGAGCCGGCGCAGCAGGTCCGTGCGCTCGTCAGCGATCAGCACCACGGCGCACCCGACCAGCGCACGCCAGTCAAGCCGCAGCGCGGCCGCGGTCGGGCGCACAACGACGTCCGGGAACGAGTCGGGCCACTGCCGTGCCTCCGGCGCATCGGCCAGCGTGACGAACACGCACGACGGCTTCTGCCCGGCGTGTCGGCGGCGAGACAGCAGGTCCAGCGCCCGGCTCACTGCACGCACCCGTCGAACACGGAGCGCGCCAGCGCGATGATGTCGCCCAGGGTTGGCACGCCATGCCCGCGGATATCGGTGCGGATGCGGCGCAGCAGCAGGGCGTACTGCTGCGCGGAGAGCGAGGACAGTTCTTCGCCCCACACCCTGCGAACGTTCGCCAGCACCCCCTCGTCCTGGATGCGGTTCGTCACCGCGCCCATCGTCACGGCGTCCAGCAGGGCGATGACCTCGTTTGCCCTCTGCTCCGCGGTTTTTTCACTGCCCATGGCTTCCTCCGATCAGCCCCATTTCCGTCAGCAAGCTCCGTCGCCCAGGCCTGCCGGGAGACGCACGGGCGCCGTTGATCAGCGGCGCTTCCTTTCGCACCCAGGTCCGCCAGGTCGCCTGCCAATCCACCTTCACGGCGTCCTTTCCGGCTCGGCCGAGCCAGTAGTCGCGGAAGTTGTCGGCCACCCAGCGCACGTGCTCCGGCGTCCATGTCGGCTGCTCGGCCAGCGCCCATTCGCCCCATGGTTTCGGCAACGCCCAGTCGGCAGGTAGGCGTGCTCCTCGTGTTCGCCGCGGCGGGTCCATACCCTGCAGGGGCGGTGCAGCCTCTGCGCCAGGTCCATACCCGGCGGAGTGGTCTGCAGCGAAAGGAAGCTCGTCCTCGTCGAGGGGCGGAGCCGGAGGCGACGCATCGGGCGGTTCGGTCAGCAGGTCGGCTTGCACACCCCCTGCACCCCCGACCGAAGGGAGGGGGTTTACTCTTCTCTCCTCTTCTCTAGCGTTCGTTTGCGTTCGCTCTTCGTTCGGGGTGCGTTCGTTTGCGTTCGTTTGCGTTCGCTCTTCGGAAGAGGCTGCCTTTTCAAGCGCCTTGCGTTCGCGCCAATCCTTGGCACGTGCAGCAGATCCATCCTCCCGCTTCGGCTGCCTTCTACCCCATCCGGTGACGCTCAATCCGTCCAGCGTCTTGCCCTGCATTGCCTCCCTGATGGCTGAAACAGCCTGGGCATCCATATCCAGCCCGGCGGCGGCATCCTCGTCGTCCCACCCGACCAGCGTCCCGCGCTCAGAAGATGCTGACGCGCACTCCAGCATCGCCGCCCACACGGCGATGACGGTTGCCAGCGAATGACCACACCGCCGCGCGATGACGCGGAATTTAGGGTCCGTCACGCTGCCGTGGTGCCAGCGGAACCAGTCGATGCCGCCGGACACTATGCGACCTCCCTACGGCCACCGACAGAAGACCGCCGCGCGACCTCGCAGAGCCACTCGGCCAGTGCTGGCGGAGTGTGTTCCCGCTCCGCATCCCACACGTCGCAGCCGGGCAGCGTCTTGTAGATGCTGTCTGCACGAGCGAAGAGGACGGCTACCGTGCGCATCACGCTGCCTCGGCTTCGAGTGCGGCAGGCGGCGGCGCGATGTCCAGCAGACCGAACAAGTCGGCCTGATGGCCGCTCGTTTCGGCGGCGGAAAGGTTCTTGACGGCCTGCTGGTAGTAGGCCGGATGCAGTTCGGTGAGTATCGCCCTGCGGTTCATCGAAAGCGCCGCGACGCCTTCCGATCCGATCCCGCCGAATGGCGAAAACATCACTTCGCCCTCGTTGCTCCACAGCGCCAACGCCCGCTTCGTGATGTTCAGCGGCATCGGGCAAAGGTGCTTCTCCGCGTCCGGATCGTGCGCCTGCTTCGCGTTCAGCACGTCCGTGGCCGGCAGGTCAAAGTCTCCGCGCCCGGACTGGCCAGGCTGGTAGTTCCACACCGGCGATGCCAGTTCCTGCCATGCCTCCAGCGGCACGCGGCTCTTCGGATGCACTACCGGCCGAACCAGATCCTCCTCGCCCGGCTTCGCCCACTTGCGGAACACCAGCAGGTACTCCGGCATCCCCACGCGGCAGAAGCTCGCATCACGCTGGAAGGTCTTCCACAACAGCCCGTGTGCGTTCGTTTTCGCGCGCTCCAGTACCGGGTCGCGCCAGATCGTGATCCGGCAGTGGAATGTGAAGCCCTCTTCAAGATGCAGTTGCGTGCAGAGGTCAGAGAACGGACGCAGGCCGGCGGAGCCATCAGCGCTGGCATTCTGGTAGAAGACCAGATCCTTCACATGGATCGCTGTCAGCCTGCCGGGGCGCAGCACGCGGAATTTCTCGCGCACCAAGTAGCGGTATTGCTCGATGAACTCCTCATCGCTTGCCACGTTGCCCATGTCTGCTACCGACTCCGAATACACGTAGAGAGATGAGAACGGCGGCGAATACACGCTGATGTCGATCGAGTTGTCCGGCAGGGATTGTGCGAACTTCACGCAGTCTGCGTTGTAGGCGGCCCAGCCTTCGCCGAAGGCCTGCTCGATGATGTTGTTCATGCCATCTCCTCAGTTTGCAGCCATGCCGGCAAGCGCGCGGCGCTCGTCGGCTGGTAGGCGTGCTTCACATGCTTGACCAGCACCTCGCGGCGCATGGCCTCGAACATCTCGCGCTTCATCGCCTCGTGATCAGCCTTCTTGCGCTGGATCGTCTGCCAGATGGCAAGCTCGGTCTCCGCCATCGCGACATGGCAATCTACCGACCGCTTCTGCCCGAAGCGCCAGAAACGGCGGACTGCCTGGTAGAACATCTCGTAGGAGAAGGACAACCCGACGAAGGCCGTGCGCGAGCAGCGCTGCCAATTGAGGCCGAATCCGGCGATGCTCGGCTTGCTGACGAGGATGCGGATGTCGCCGCGCGTGAATGCGTCGAGTCGCTCTTCCTTCATTTCCGTCCGCATAGATCCACGAACTTCCACCGCGCCCGGCAGACTGGCCATGATCGCGTCCGCGTCGTAGTCGGTCTCCACCCACACCATCCACTGCTCGCCAGGTTCGCCATGCACAATCTCGGCAATCCGGGCGGCGCGGTCGTTCGCGGTGAGGCGCTTTTCCATGTGGATCGCCGTGGCCGACGTATCGGGTATGCGGAACAGCATCCCGTCAGCGCCGGCCGACATGTCCGTCTCGACGATTTGCTGATGGATGTTGAGCGGCGGCAGCTCGAAGCCGTCGTCCGAATAGCCCAGGTCGGACGGCTTGCAGACGCACCGGGCCCAGCTCGCCACCCAAGACCAGAACGGCTTGACGCCGTGGCGCTTCAGGCGGTAGCGGCCCATCTCGGACTGGTCGGCGATGAACCAGCGCGCCAGCATCTCGGAGGAATCCATCGCGCCCAAGAACTGCGAGTGCTGGCCGAGCTCCATGTGGTCGTTCGGGGCCGGCGTGGCCGTGGCCGCCAGCCTCCAACGCATGTCGCGCCCGAAGTTCATCAGCGCACGCGAGGTCCGGCCGGTGAAGCTCTTGACGATGGAGGACTCATCCAGGATCAGCCCGCCGAACGCGTGCCGGTCGAACAAGTGCAGCCGCTCGTAGTTCGCCACATACACCCGCGCCCCTGTCACGTCGGACTGGTCGCGGGCGATGGTCGCATCCACCCCGAATCGCTCCGCCTCGCGGATGTGCTGCTTGCCCACCGCCAGCGGCGACAGCATCAGCACGGGCCGGTTCGTGTGCTCCACCACGCGCCGGCCGTACTCCAGCTCCACAACCGTTTTGCCGAGTCCAGTGTCCAGGAATGCGGCGCCACGGCCAGCGCGCAGCAGGAATTCCACGGTATCGCGCTGGTGCGGGAAGAGGTGAGCGGGCAAGTCCGGCACGCGATCCATGCCGGCCAGCGGCGCGCGCACTTCCTTGCGGCGGATGAACTCGTCGTAGGAGATCATCACCGCACCTCGCTCGCGGTAGCGGGCTGGGCATCATCCGCCGGAGCATCGGCCAGTTCCGGCCAAATTTTTTGCCAGTCGTCCGGTCGCAGGTCGCGGCGGGTCACAGCGCCGCCGGTGGCGCGCTCGATAGCGACGGCGCGGACGGGCGGCACAGGCCGTACTCCACTCCACTGACTGATGAGCACCGGCGAAACGTTGATTTGTCGCGCCAGAGAAGCTGCCGTGCCGGGGCCGCTATTGATGCAGTAGGTCTTGAGGTCCATTAGCGTAGGGATGATTAATTTCCCCTACAGACTAGCGAAACGCGAACGTTAAAGCAATAGCGTTGCGCGCATTCCGTGCGTTTGCGTTTTGCTATTTAATGGGACGCATGAAAGACATCGATCAAATCCGCCGGGACAACATGACCGCAATCGAGCAAGAAGTTGGCGGCCCGACAGCCGCCGCCGCGCTCGTCAAGATGTCGCAAGCACAGTGGTCGAACCTGCGAGCTGGTGCTGCGGACAGCAAGACAGGAAAGCCACGCGGCATGCGGAAGGACACCGCCCGTAAAATAGAGGCCGGGGCCGGGAAACCGCCCGGCTGGCTGGACGAAGATCACGGTGAAGACGGCAACACATCGCCGGCCTTGGAGCGCACCGGCCGCGTGCCGCTGATCTCCTGGGTGCGTGCTGGCGAATTCGCCTCCGCGGCGGACTTACTTCAGCCGGGCGACGCCTATGAGTGGATCGACACCAGTACGCCGGTTCGCGCGCACACGTTCGCGCTACGTGTCGAAGGGGACTCGATGGAGCCGGAGTTCATGGCTGGCACCATCCTCGTGGTGGAACCAGATATCGCGGCCCAGCCCGGCGACTACGTGATCGCGAAGAATGGCGACCAGGAAGCTACATTCAAGCAACTCGTGCGCGATGGTGCAGACCTATACTTGAAGCCCCTCAACCCCCGCTATCCCATCAAGCCGCTGGGCGACTCGACCATCGTCGGCGTGGTGCGGGAATCTGTGAAGAGGTACAGATGAGCACGATATGGGTTATCTATTTCACAACCGGCATCCTCGCTGCCGTGATCGCACTTCCTTGGCGCAAGGTTGAGTCCCCGGCCTATGAGCACTGGGGAGCGTGGGTCGGCCTGTGGCCAGTATTGTTGTTGGTATCGGCATGGGCTGGAGTGCTCGCCTACCGCAATGCGTGGCGGCGATACCACGACCGCCGCGAGGCACATGCACAGCGCGAAGACGCCCGACTCGAAGAGCGGTCTGTTTTCGCGAACTATGGGGCGGGCAAGATCGTCCGCGAAACCTACTTCAAGCGAAAGGAGTAGCCGCGATGGCAAGAACCGCTGGACTGCTATCCGCCGCACTGCTCGCGGCACTGACATCCGCCTGCAGCACCACGGAGAAGATGCGCTGGGTTGCCGTTGGCGGCAGCAAGGCGGACGGCGCGGTGATCCTCGGCATCGACGTTCCCGCGAAGATGGGAGTTCGGGAAACGCTCGTCGAATGGGATGAGCACCAGGCAAATGCAGAGGCCGAACGGCGATGCAAGAATTGGGGATATACAGGAGCGGAAACGTTCCGCGACGATTTCCCGGTTCAAGTGGTCTGCCACGCCCAGGGTATCAGTCCGTGCTGGTCGAAGACCTATCGGATCGTGTATCAGTGCGTAGGAGAAGCAAAGAGCGCCCCGCGCCTGCCTCCCGTGCCGTCCAGCGGTAGCCCCAAGCCGGCACAGATCGACTATTTCTAGCAGCCTCTCGCCCCCCCTTCCATTGCCCGCCTTGAGCGGGCTTTTTTGCGCCCACATGTCGAACGCAGGAAACGCATTGCGCGAAATTTTCGCGTAACGCTATTGACTCGGATGTTCGCGTTGCGCTAAATTACACCCATCGCAGTACACCGCTGCGACCCGGCAGCCCGGCGCGAAGCAGCGCAAGTCCAAGCGGGCACAGTGAAGCGGCATATCTACGGAGAGACCGCACGGGGCTTGGCAGGCAGTACCTATCGAACGAGGAGAGTCGAACGTGGAAAAGCACACACCGGGACCTTGGTCCCTCGACGGCCGCAGCGTCGTCTCGGGATTGGAGTCCAATGGGAATTGGGAAGCCCTTGTTGCGGATATCCCGAGCTACTGGCAGGTGAGTCGGGAAGAACGCGACGCCAACGCCCGCCTGATCGCGGCCGCGCCGGATCTGCTGTCCGAACTCCGCAACGCGCTGTCCTTCATCGACGAGGCGGTGTCCGCCGGGGCTCTCGACGCTACCGAGGTCGCGCAGCAGTTCGAGCGTGCCCGCGCCGTCCTCGCCAAGGCGGAGGGCGTGTAATGAGCATCACGCCGCAACAACTGAGCCGCATTGTCATCGCGCACAACCTCACGGCCATCGACGCCCACCTGGCGCGCGATGACGAAACGGAGCGCCGCAACGAGGCCATCGAAGCCGCCGCAGATCTGATCTGGCGCAAGCGCATCGCCATGCCCGGCAAGCCGGAGTTCGTCCGGCCCGACCGGCTGCGCGAGGGAATCACCGAAGTGATGGGCACCGCGGACGACGACGAGATTGCCGAGCTGGCGCAACTGGCCGCCGGCAACGTCGAGCAGTTCGGCCGCGTGCTGGAAGAGCGGGTCCGGGATTACTGGCTCGCAGACTGCATGGAGCGCGCCCGGCAGCAGATCGACCGCATGGAGCGCGAGGACGCAGCGGAAGACTCGCGCTCGCAGACGGAGAGTTGATCATGCGAGCCATCCTCTACATCTACCGCGCGTGGCTCCGTCTGCGCCTGCGCATCGCCATGGCTGACCTCGACACGATCCTGACGCTCGACTGGCCGGCCGGCGAGGCCCGCAAACTCGCCGAGATCGCGGAAATCGAGCGGGAACTGGACCTCGTTGCGAATCGCGCCAAACGGTGTCGGCCGGTGTCGGCCGACCGGATCGTGATGGCCGTCATGGTGGCCGGCGCGCTGCCGGTGATCGCGCTGCGCCTGGCCGGGTACTGACCATGTACGACGATGACAACGACGGCGGCCTGCAGTGGTTCCAGCAGGCCGGACAGCAAGAAGAGGGAATCCATGAAGAACATCGCATCCGCGCTTGTGAAGGCGCAGAAGAACTTCGCCCCTGCGCTCAAGACCAGCTCGAACCCGCACTTCCGTTCTAAGTACGCCGATCTCGCGGCCTGCGTCGAGGCGGTAGTCGATGCGCTGAACGGTGCAGGCATCGCGCTGATGCAGCGCTGCCACGAATGCGATGACGGCGTGATCGTGGAGACCGTATTCGTGCATGAGTCCGGCGAGACCATGGATGCCGGCAAACTGCACGTGCCGGCATCCAAGGCGGACCCGCAGGGGTACGGCTCCGCGCTGACCTACGCCCGCCGCTACTCGTTGATGGCCGCATGCGGCATCGCGCCGGAAGACGACGACGGAAACGCCGCCTCGGGCAAGAACAAGTCGGCTGCGCCACCCGCGCCGCCGCAGGCTCAGAAGCCGTTCGACTTGGACGCCGCGCTGGCCTGGATCAGCAAAGGACAGACCATCGACGAGGTCAAGCAGCGCGCGCGAAGTGCATACCGGAAGGCATCAACAAACGAAGAGCATTCCCGCATCCAGATCCTTGTCCAGGAACTGGAAAAAGCCGCGCTCGCATCCGCATGAGGAGTCACCACATGATCATCACCCTGGACATCGAGACGATCCCCAGCAGGTCGCCTGCAGTACTGGACGCCCTGCTCGCCGAAGCCGCCGCCGAGAAAGCCGCGGTCACCGCGCCGGCCAACTACAAGGACTCGGCCAAGATCGCCGAGTACATCGCCGCCAAGCATGCCGAGATCAACGCTTCGGCCGACGAGCGCATGCGCAAGACCGCGCTCGACGGTGCGCGCGGGCAGATCGCGGTCGCTGCGGTCGCGATCAACGATGCCGAACCGGTCTCGTTCTGGCGCAAGGACTGGGATGACCCTGGCGCTGAGCCCTTCGTCCTGCGCAGCCTCTTCACCTACCTGAACACCGCCGTCGAGTCCAGCGGCACGCGCCCCGTGTTCGTCGGCCACAACATCGTCGGGTTCGACCTGCGCTTCATCTTCCAGCGCTGCGTCGTGCTCGGAGTCCGGCCGCCGATCTTCATCCCGTTTTCTGCCCGCCCCTGGGACGAGTCCGTGTTCGACACGATGACGTCGTGGGCCGGCGTCGGCAACCGCGTGAGCATGGACAAACTCTGCTCTGCGCTCGGACTCTCGGCCAAGGGTAGCGAGATCGAAGACGAGATCGACGGCAGCCGCGTGTGGGATTTCGTGCAAGCCGGCCGCATCGCCGACGTTGCAACTTACTGCGAGGGCGACGTCATTCGCGCCCGCAACATCTATCGCCGCATGACGTTCGCGGCTGCCGATTGAGGAGAACATCGACATGACCAATATCGTCCGCACGCCCAGAAAGGCCCTGGGTGGCATCACGGAAGCAGAGAAGGTTGTGCTGGACGCACACGCAGCGAAATGGACCACTAACGCGCTGCGCACCGATCCGGTTGATCCTGATCGACTGGTGCCTGCCATCAAGTCGCTGTACGCCGCTGCCGACATGAAGGCGCCGCGCGTCGTCATCGTGCCGAGTCCGGTGGTGATGGCGTTTGCCGGCGGTTTCGCGGCGGCGATTTTGTGGGCGCGCAAGAACAATGCGAAGGCGCTGCGCGATGGGCTGGCATTCGGCAGCGCCACCGGCGCCGCCACCTACGCCGCCACCTACGCCGCCACCGAAGCCGCCACCGGCGCCGCCACCTACGCCGCCACCGACGCCGCCACCTACGCCGCCACCGAAGCCGCCACCCGCGCCGCCACCCGCGCCGCCACCGACGCCGCCACCTACGCCGCCACCGAAGCCGCCACCGAAGCCGCCACCCGCGCCGCCACCTACGCCGCCACCTACGCCGCCACCGAAGCCGCCACCGGCGCCGCCACCTACGCCGCCACCGAAGCCGCCACCCGCGCCGCCACCTACGCCGCCACCGACGAGCGCTTCGCTTCGCTCGCGCTCGCAATCGGTGCTGAGTTCGGCGCCAATCCGGTATTCATGCTGCGCTGCGCGAGTAACTGGTCGCGCATGTATCAGGGCGGAAACATGTGGTCTGCGTGGGCCTGCTATCTGGCCGCATTCCGCGATGTGATCGGCCTCGTACTGCCCGAGCACGAGAAGTTCAGCGCATGGGAATCGTGCGCCATCGAGGGCGGATTCCGTGTCATGCACGAGGAGTTCTGCATCGTCAGTGACCGTCCAGAGATCATCAAGATCGACGCGGAAAACCGTCCGCACTGCGAGAACGGCCCGTCACATCGTTGGCGCGACGGCTGGGCGCTGTACCACTGGCATGGTGTGTCGATCCCCGGAGAGTGGGTGACCGGCAATCCTCCCTCGGCCAAGGACGCTCTGACGTGGCCCAACATCGAACAGCGCCGAGCAGCCTGCGAAATTGTCGGCTGGGCCAACATCCTGCGCGAACTGGACGCACGCGTTATTGATGAGGACGGCGACCCGGAAATCGGCACGCTTGTTGAAGCGCACATCCCCGACTCTGGGCCTGAGCGGTTTCTGGTTGTGCGTTGTGGTACGGGCCGGCAATTCGCGTTACCTGTACCCCGCGAGATGAAAACCGCAATCCAGTCGAACGCCTGGACATATGGCCTCAATCCGGCCGAATTCACCCCCGAAGTTCGTACCTGAAAAGGAGAAGCCCCCATGAAGACCTTCACCGACTGCGCCGCCCAAGGCGATCTGCTCATTCGTCGCATCAATGCCATCCCGGCCGGGGCCACGCCGATCCAGTCCGAGGACGGCAAGTTCGTCGTCGCCCACAGCGAAACCGGCCACAACCACATCATCGCCGAGCGGCCGAACGTCAAGCTCTACACGACCGGCGATCCGATGGTGAGCTACCTGGAAGTGGTCGAAGCGACGGACGCCGCCGAAACGCTGCTGGAGCACCTGCGCAGCTACGACACGCACGAGACCATTGCCATCCCTCCGGGCGTGTTCGAGGTACGTCGGCAGCGCGAATACACGCCCGAAGGCTGGCGTCAGATTCAAGATTGAACATGTGATTCAGAATTTTCCGCGGTCGAATCAACTCCGGAATGCCAGCCAGGGACCGCTGACGGCTGGACGCCACGCACGTATCAGGTCGAGAACGCCCGTTCGCCGGAAAGCCGCGTGGGGAAGCAGGCGTGACTTACGCCGGATGGAGAGAATCCGGCACCCATACCAAGGAATCCTAAACATGTGGTTCAAGAACCTGCAGATCTATCGCCTCCCCGCCCCGTGGAACATCACCGCGGACACCCTCGACGAACAGCTCGCCCGCCGGCGCTTCGCGCCTTGCGGCAGCCAGGACCCGGAGTCCCGCGGCTGGGTCTCGCCCACCGGTGACGACCGGCTGGTGCATGCCGTGGGCGGCCAGTGGCTCATCAGTCTGGGCGTGGAACAGCGCCTGCTGCCGCCCTCGGTGGTGCGCCAGGTGGCCGACGAGCGCGCCGAGGAAATCGCCGCCCAGCAGGGCTACAAGCCGGGCCGCAAGCAGATGAAGGAACTGCGCGAAGCGGTGCAACAGGAGCTGATGCCGCGCGCCTTCACGCGCCGCCGCAAGATGTACGCCTGGATTGATCCGGAGGGCGGCTGGCTGGGCATCGACGCTCCCAGCCAGACCCGCGCCGAGGACCTGCTGGAAGTGCTGCGCCAGACCCTGGACAGCCTGCCGCTGGCGCTCGTGCGCACCGAGCGCAACCCGGTGGCGGCCATGGCCGACTGGCTGGCCGGCGGCGAGGCGGCGGGCAACTTCACCATCGACCAGGATTGCGAACTGCGCTCCGTGGCCGACGAGAAGGCCGCCGTGCGCTACGTGCGCCACGCCCTGGACGGCGAGGATGTACGCGCCCACCTGGCGGCCGGCAAGCTGCCCACGCGCCTCGCGCTGACCTTCGACGACCGGGTGAGCTTCGTGCTGACCGAGAAGACCGAGATCAAGCGCCTGGACTTCCTGGACGTGGTCAAGGAGCAGCTCGATGACAAGGACACCGACGCCCAGGTGCTGTTCGATGCCGGCTTCGCACTGATGACCGGCGAACTGCGCCAGTTGCTGCCGGCGCTGGTGGAGGTGCTGGGCAGTGAGTTGAGGGTCGCATAAATGGCCGCATCGTTCGTGCGCGAGGAGCGCTATCTAGTCATCAAGATCAAGGACGCACGCGAATATCTCGATGCGCAAGATCAGCACCTTCTTGACGAGATCGCTCAGCGTGTCGAATTCGGCCGGATTGGCGCAGGAAAGTCGTGCCTGCAATGCGTAGTGGTCGAGCATGACTGGCCGGAGTACGAGCCGACATGGACAGCTATCGAAGCACGGATGACCGCGAACGAACACCCGCGCTGCGACGGCGCAGCCCCAGCCGAAGGCGGGCTCAACAACACCGGCAGCAGCGCATCGGACAATCTCCCCGACTCCATCGCCGAGGGCGCTGCCGTCCAACAACCCGCGCCTGTGGCCGCTGTTCCAGCAGAGGCCCCGGCTGCGGAGGACGTTACCCGGCGCGCAATGCGCGTGCTGGACGAGAATTGAGAGCGCCCGATGCACGGCCAGCAGCCCCTCTTCCTCACGCCAGATGAGTTGCGCGAACTCACCGGCCGCATCCGGCACGGCGCCCAGGCACGTGCGCTCCGAGGCATGGGCATCGAACACCGCGTGCGCCCGGACGGCACCGTGGCCGTGCTGCGCACGCACGTCGAGCAGCAATTCGCTGCGCCAACCGCCAGGCCGAAGCGCGAGCCGCAGCCGAACTGGAGTGCGATCTGATGCCGCGCAGGCGCAACCCGGAGAACGCCGGCCTACCCCGCCGCTGGCAGCACACGCACGGCGCCTACTACTACCAGGTGCCGCCGGGACTGGAGGCCCTGTGGGACGGCAAGCGCAAATTCCGCCTCGGTAAGAGCCTGCCAGAGGCATATAGAACGTGGGCCGACCGACTGGGCCAGCAGGACGCGGCCAGCACCGTGCGTGACCTGCTGGAGCGCTACGCGCTGGAGGTCGTCCCGACCAAAGCGCCGAAGAGCCGCACCGAGAACGCCCGCTACATCACGAAGCTGATTGCCGTGTTCGGCGCCCTGCCGCTTGCCGCGATCACCCCGCAGATGGTCTACCAGTACGTGGATCGGCGCAGCCGAAAGGACGACAAGGGCCACGGCGGCCGGATCGTCGCCCATCGAGAGACAGAAGTGCTCTCGCACGCCTACACCAAGGCGGTGGAGTGGGGCTACATCGCCCGCCATCCGTTCAAGGGCGAGGTGCGCCTGCAGGGCGAGAAGTCGCGGGACAGGTACGTGGAAGACTGGGAAGTGATCGAGGCCCTGGCGCTCGAATCGCGCCGCAAGAAGGGCAGCGTGCTGGCGATCCAGGCCTACATCCGCATCAAGCTGATGACCGGCCTATCACGCTCCGACCTGTTGCGACTCACGGCCGCCAACCTGCGCGACGACGGCATCCACATTCAGCGCCACAAGACCGCCCACAGCACGGGCAAGCGCACGATTTACGAATGGACACCGGAGCTGCGCACCGCGGTGGAGACGGCCAAATCCGTCCGTCCTGCCCTCTCACCGTTCCTGTTCTGTCGGCGCACTGGGGCCGGCTACTTCGACGAGGAGACCGGCGAGTGCCACGGCTGGGACAGTATGTGGCAGCGGTTCATGGCGCGCGTGCTGGACGAGACCGAGGTCAAGGAACGCTTCACCGAGCACGACCTGCGCGCCAAGTGCGCCAGCGACGCGGAGAGCCTGGAGCGTGCCCGCGCCCTGCTCTCGCACGCCGACAGCCGCACGACGAACCGCATCTATCGGCGCCGCGCCGAGGTAGTCAAGCCGGCAAAAGGCGTGGGCTGA